TCAGTATGCCTTTCGCATCTTCGACAATAAGTTTTGAAAATCCATCTTCGTCTTGTTGCAGATATCTAAAGTCAGCAACATAATCACATATTTTAATATCATTAATAGACAAAGTATAACGAACCTGTCGCTCTAATTCTGTAACAACACCAGCTTTTTCCATAGCTTTTAACTGTCCCCATCTTTCAGACTCCCACTTGGAGTCAAACTTTAAACCAAAGGCTAATGTCTTTTTTGCAAAATATTTGTTGGGTCTCCTAGTTTTTTTGGGTATAATTGGGTATTTATAAGTCATGGAGGTAGTATAATGACAGACACATCAAAATTCAAGTCAGTTGGTTTAGATTTAAAAAGCTATGAAAAGCTTAACAAAATATGTGAACATCAGAGAAGAAATATTAGACAGCAGCTAGGTCTAATGATCGATAAAGAATTTGAAAAAGAAGAATATAATGATTACAGAGCTAAAGTAACAAGCCTAGGATTAGGTGCTATCAACAGACTTCATCCTAGAGATTAAACGATTAGCACGATTAGTTACCTGTTTATGCCAGCGGCTGTCCTCCATCTGAACAGCACACTCTTGCCAGTCTCTATCAGCTACAGCTTTGCATAGCTTCTTAAACTTGGAAAGCCTTGGTCTGCCTAGATTGAACATCATATTTGCCAATATTTTTTGTACTTCTTCAGGTAAATCGTTAAAGTTTCCGTATAATTGTTCGCACTCAGACAGCGTAACTTTGATGTCCTGGTCAAATAATTCGTTGATTCTCTCGTCATCAACCACTGTTCCTATTGGCAATCCATACTCTGGATCTGACTCTTTTATCAAATGCCCTATGCCCACAGTAGCCAGATTTAAATGATCTAAATATACGGAGTTGACCCGTCCCTCGTCATTCTGAATCTCTTGTCTGAGCTCATCTATATTCATGCTGTGCCTCTTGTTCTCTGTGCTATAGCTATGTCAGACGGATTTAATCCTAATGAAAAAGCATTAGCTGGATTGGTTATATCTACACCAGCGATTTGAGTTCCTGCTACTGGTGGATTTATGGTTGGTGCAGAAGCCACATTTCTTACTTGATTAACACTTGTTCTAGCTTGATTAATGGCTGGTTGTATTTGTTGTGTAACATTTCTTATTTGATCTTTAACACCTGAACTTTCAAGAACTGCATCTACTTGATCTTCAACTTCATTTACAGTGTTATCGATGGTCTGTCCGAGTGATTGACTCAATAATTTACCCATCTTGGAGCCAAAATCTTTAGCTCTTTCTGCTGGGCTTCTATATTGTTTTAAAGTTATATTTCTATATTGAGATATGATGTCATCATAATAGCTCTGAGATAACAATCTATTACCTAAGACTGTAAACTTAGCAATTTTACCTAAATTTTGAAATGGTGACGCTGCTATGTTAGCTGCCACAAGGTCTCCACCTTCTGCTGCTCTTGCATTAAATTTAAGTATTTTTGCAAAATCCTCCATGCTTTTTCCCAATTTCTCATCAAAAATTGTTCGTAGTTTACCATCGGCTGCAGCATCTAACATTCTATCTGCAAAAGCATTTAAAGATTTACCATCTGTCATTAATGACTCACCAAAATCATCTATCATGCTATTTATGTAATAAGATCTTATTTCTGCAATAGCAGCGTCATCTTTATTTGCATTAAAATAATTTATTATTGGTCTAATTTCAGAATTTTTAGTTTGTTTTTGAATTAGAAATCTTGCAGCCTCTAACGGATCTAAATCTAATGTTTCATCCTGTAATTTTTTTATAATTCTATTTTTTTGTTCTCTTGCTAATATTCTTTGTGTTTCAGCTAAACCTTTTAATTTATCTATTAAACCTGGTATTGATTCTGTCTCTCCAGCAGCGTTAATATATTGATTTAAAACTCTTTGTGATTCCAATCCTGTTATTTTAACTGAACCAATTTCGTCAGCAAGTTTTAACAATTCATCTGTTTTATCTCCAAACAATTCTTTAGCAGTCGTGCCAAGTCCTTTAATAGATCTAGCAAATTGTGTTCCATTAAAATCTTTTACATTTTTAAAATTTAGTATGCCTGATCTTTCAATAGAATCTTCTAAAAATTGATTTGCAGCTCTAGCAACAAACTCATCTGCAATTTGATCTCCAGTTCTGCCACCTGTTCCACCTCCAAAATCTCTTATAAATTGAGTTGCCCTTTGTAAAAATTCTTCATTGTTAGGTTTTACAACTTGTCGATATATATCTATATTTGCTGGTATTCTGTCTACTTCACCTGGAACTGTTCTGTATAAGTCTAAATTTTTAATTGCAGTGGATGTATACAAATCTTCTAAAAGTCTTTTTCCTTCAAAAAATTGAGTCTGTGCATCTTTCAATGCTTTACCAGCGTTTTTAAATTTATTCATTGTTGCTGTATTACTCACTCTTTCTGTTAAATCAGCAAATAATTGACTTTGTGTTTCACCCATATCTTTAAACATTTGATCAATCTTATCTAATATTCCAGGTGATCCTTCAGGTCCAACTAATTCTTTTCTTATGGTTGAGCTTGCAGTTAATCTTAAATCACTTATTTCTTTTCTTAAATTATAAAGTTGATTAAAAGAAACTGGTTTACTTAACCCCTCATCTATTTTGCCTCCTATACTTTCAAATTGACTTAATAAATCTCTTAAAGCTTGACCATCTTTGCTTTTAGAGCTTGCAATTTGTGGTGCAAAATCTTGTTTAAGTCTTTGCAATTGACTTGCAAATTGATTTAAATCTATAACACCTTCACGACCAATACTTTTAACAGCAGGATCCCGTAAAATATCATCAACTGCACTAAATTTACCTGAAATAAAGCTGTCAAAATTATCAGAAGCCTCTTTAAATAACGTAAACAAATCGCCATCAACAGAACCATTAGCTTTTGCTGCTTGTTTAAATGAACCTACAGCACCTTCCATCTGCTTAATAATTTCTTTTATAGCTTTTGCTTCATCATCCATAAGTTTTTGATTATTATCGACCATGCCACGTTTTAAAATATCTCCAACACTAACAGCGTCACCACCACTTAAATCAAATTTTTGTTTGTAAGTATCAATTATAGTTTTAATTTTATCATTATTATTTTTTAATCTATCTGATGTTTTAAATATTTTCTCACCAATAGCTTGCACTCTAGCTACAATAGATGGTGCCCTTATAGCAGACAAAGTTGGCTTAATACCAAAGCCACCTCTTTCTATTGCAGCGAGCTTTTCATCTGGAGATAATCTGTTAAAATCTTGAGGTTTAATAACATTACCAGCTTCATCAACAGGATCAGATATAGATTTACCAGCAATATCCATTTCTGCTTTTGTTAAATCTTTACCAGGAGTGACACCTCTTCTTACAGCTCTGAATGCTCCAGCAGCTAAACCAAAGGTTAAATCACTAACAAAACCTACTCCAAACTCTTTGGCAACATCCATACCAACTTCGCCAATATCTTGTTTTTGCACACCAGCAACAGCCTCACCAATTTCTTCTACAGCTTGACCTCCACCAGCTCCAAAACCAGCTCCGAGAGCAGCACCAAAAATGGGTAATGGAATAGCTATTTGACCAGCTATGGCTCCACCTATACCACCTATTAATTCTGGTGCAACTCCAGCGAGATCTGAAAAGTCATAACGACTAAATCCTTCTTCATCTATAAGTATGTTTTTATCTGTTTCTTGACCAAATTTAGCTGCACCAGAGGGTGTAAGAGCTAACCTTCCTCTATTGTCTCTAACAAAATCATCATCTGTTAAATCAAATTTATTCAAAATTGCTTCTTCTTCATCATTAGTTTCAGCAAAACTTAATGCAGAACGAAGTGCGTTGCTCTTTATTCCTGTATTTTTATCGAACAATTGTTCGAGCTTATCACCAGTTGTGGGTTCATCTTTTGATATATTTTGTCCACCACGAGCTTTTCTGATTATGTTATTTATCTGTATGGACTCTTCAATTGTAGGTTTTTCACCTGCGATTGTGATGTTTACTTTGCCTTGTGGCGTATTTAAAACTACTTTGCCCATTTATTATTTCGCTGTTAAGTCTATGTTGATAACACCATCTTCACCAACATTAAAATTGTATGTATTTTCTGTTCCTGTTCGTATCGCTTTTTCGATTATGTCCATAGTTTTATTATACTCATCATCATTTCTAAAGTTTTCACGCATTGAGAACGCCTTAAATTGACCCTCTAACGCTCTCTTAGGAGCTTCAAATATAGTTCTAAGTTCATTTAATCTATTAATATTGTCAGAAAGTGGTGATGTAAGTTCTATTTCACCAATTAATTTTTTTAATCTATTGATGTCACCCTCTGATACACCATTACCTGTTTCTTTTGTTAAAAACTTTTTATATTGAGATATTAATCTATCTTGGATAGCTCGTACTTTTTGTTCTGCACTGATGTCTTGTTTGACAATTTCATCTATGCCTTTTGAATAATCAGTATCCCCTATACCAAGTGGTTTAAGAAACTTTTTAACTCTAGTAGCTAATAAATTGAAAGCTGTTGATCCTCCTTCTTGACCCACTGACCTAAGAATGTTTTGCATTTCTGTGATACTATTACCCGCCTCTAATACATTGACATAAACTTCAGCGTGCTTTTGAGCTTGTTGAACTGGTGCTAAAAATACTCTGTTTCTTGATCCTGTAACAAAAGCTGTGTCTACTTTAAGAAAGTTATTACCCTCAAGTGTGTTTACAGTGACTTTGCCTTTTGCATCTACTGGTTTAAGATTGCCTTCTAATAATTTAATATTTTTTTCATTTTCATACTTAATGTATTCAATCTCTCTTTTAAATCTCTCATCTCTAAATTGTTTCTGAACGTCAAGTAAAGCTTTCCTCTTTTCTTTTGCTACTGCCAAAGCTGCTACACGATCTGCTTTCTGTTCTTGTAATGCGAATCGTCCTGCTGCAATTTGACCAGCTCTTGCTTCTTTTCTAGCTGCTTCAAACTTTGGTAAAGCAGCTTGACCAGCACGACCAACTTCACCAAGTATATTTGATAAATCAAAGCCCTTACCAGCTCTGTTTTGCATTAACGATAAACCTAATGCCATTAATGCAGACCTATTATCAGGCTCTCCAGATATATCTATGCCAGTTGCTTTGGCAAAATCAGCTTTATAATCATCAAGAGTTTTATCTGTTTTTGTATCAGTGCCATCACCATACATTGTTTGTATTTCTTTCATGGCTTCTGTAAATAAATCTCGTTGAGCGTTCTTTTTCTTATTTTCTTCTTCAGTGACTTCAGCAGCCATCTCATCAGCATACATATCTTCGTCTGGAGCTGTGGCTATATCAAATTCTTTTTGTTCGGCAACTTTGGCTGCCTCTGCTTCAGGATCTTGAAACAGAGGAGATGAAGATCTATCTATAACATTTCCCTCTTCAGGAGCTCCTATAGCTAATTTAGCAGGATCTTTTGTATCGCCTATATCAAACTCACTTGGAGGAGGTTTCTTTTTTCCTTTTGCTCTTTCTTTAGTTATTCCAGGAACTAAAGCCGAATCTATTCCTTGTGCGATTATTTTGTCTAAAGTTGGAACATTAGCAGCAGGTATCTGTAATGCAGAAATATCAGGCACTAACGATTTTTGTGATTTTTCATCTGCTATCTTAATAGAAGGATCAACTGTTATAAATCTAGGATCAGTTTGACCAACAATGTTAGACCTTTTTAAATCAGAAAGTTTTTTCTGTATTCTTTTCTGTTCTAGTGGTGATTTTTTTAAACCAAGTAATTCAGTTAATGTAGCCATATTCCTACCCTATGTAGACTTGCCACCACCAAAAGGAGCAATCTGTGACAATGTTGTGTATGCACCAATACCTTGCAAGAATGGATTTGCACCAGGTGATGTAACCTGTTGAAATGTTGAAGGTATTGAAGCACTTGGCATGCCTTGTAATAAGTTCTGTCCGAGTTGCAACCTTGTAAATGGTTCTTGTGCTTGTTGTAATAAATTTTGTCTTTGTGCATCAAGTTGTGCTTGTTGTTGTCCTTGTCTCATTGCACCAAGTTGAGTTAGTTGAGATATATCAGCTTGTCCTAAAGCTTGTTGTAATCTACCTAAATCACCTGTAGTACCAGCTAATGTGCCAAATGCTTGTCCAAGACCACCAGACAAACGACCAGCATTTTGTGCTGCTTGTAATGCAGTTGTAAATCCTTGTGAAAGTAATCTCGATAAAGTATCACCTTTAACTTGTTGCAAGCCTCTTTCTGTCTCAGCTCTTTGCACACCTTCTCTTGACCCACCAAAAGCTCCAGACCTAATAGCTTGTTGTGCTGCCCCAGCTCTTCTCATGTCAGCTTGTCTATTAAGCTGATCCAAGGTGGCATCAATCACTTGTTGTTGAAAAGGATTTTGAAATTGTTGAATAGCCTCTGGTTGTAAAAATTGCAATCCTGATGTTAAAGCCTGTTGTCCAGCAAGAGCTTGACCAGCAGCACCCTCAATAAAAGGTCTAAAGGAACCAGCAAGATTTTGACCAAGCGTGATAGCTTGTTGTCTTAACGGGTCCATTCCAGCAATTTGAAATTGTGGTAAGTTAAGTGGACTATCTAATAAGCCAGGTGTCGTTTGTGTCTCACCATCAAACGTGCCAAAGCCTGTCTGTAATAATCTTTTTTGCAATCCCTCTAAAAACGGAGGTAATCTTTGAATATTTTCAACTGTTTGTGTTGCCATTACGCCCTCGACTCTAATTCACTCATCATATTATAAGCTCTTTGTATGCCTTTTCTTGAGTTACCATCACCTAACCCTTTTACAGCATCTTTTGTTAATACAAACTCACCAGCCATAAGCATAGCTGGAACATCATCTTTTGTACCAGAACCTTCAGATGGATCTATACCACCTGTGCGTCTTGGAAATCCCATTTCTCCACCCTCTCTAGCAAAAGTAATTCCACCTAATTTACCACCAGGTCCTCCAAAACCAAAAGGTCTTTGTTCAAATTCTTTTTTCTGTTCTTCGTCATCATCTCCAGCTACGAGTTGTGCTATCAATCCAGCAGTTAAGCCCTCTCCTAAAGGTGTGTTTAGCAATCTAGCAAGTAAATTATCTCCACCAACACCAGCAGATTTAAGTAATTCTGCACTAAATGTTTTTGGTTTAAAAGCTTCTGCTATTTGCTTTGATGTTTGCTCGATTGGAATTGTTTTAGTAGCAACATCTCCAGTTGCACTTCCAGATCCCATAAATTCAGAATCTGGGAGATCTCTACGAACAATTGTTCCGTCTGCACCTGTTTTAACAGCTTGATCTGCTCCACTAAATTTATCAAATGCAGCACCACCTACTCCTGCAATCAAAGCGTTTCTTAGTGCATCTTTAGTTTTGCCACCCAATAATTTAGATGTTAAGCCTCCTGCAACAGCTCTACTTATAAATGGACTAACTCCTGTTCCAGCCACAGCAGGTCCTAAAAAGCTACCAACAAGTACAGGTGCTATATCTTTTAATAATTTACCTAGGCTCATGGCTTTATATTACCTTACTTTTCATAATTCGTCTATGTCTTTACCTTAATTGTGCCATTATCATTGAACAAAGCACCTACTTCTAAATCTGTATCACTTGTTGGCAAGTCCGTCAAAGTAATCTTAGTTCCTCGAAGTTCACCAGGATTTTGTAGTTGCGTTACCAATTGACTTAAACTTCTTACCATTTCGTTAAAATATTGAACGTCATATTCATCTGGTGGTAATGAGAAATTAGGTGGAACTAATCGTCTACTCATCTATCTCCATCCGCTCTTAAATCTACTCTAACTGTTCCAAGTCTCCAATTAACTTTTTCAGTTGTACTTTCTACTCTAAGACCAAAAGATCTGCCACGCAACCTCAAATGATTAAGTTCCGTGGTTGATGATACAGTGTTGGTAGATGTTTTGATGAACCCGCCACCAGGACTACGTTGTGCTTTTAATGAAAACACGGCTTGTTTATTATCATTACTAATGTCACTATCACTATTATCAAAGCTAACATCTGGTATCATCCGTCTTAAAAAGACAAATTGATCTCCATCTTGCACATCTATTGGACTTGATTCAATAAAAGATGTAAAGGCAGTTCCATCATTATCATTACCTTTTTCGTGATTATATACAAGGTTAGAATCTGTTGCCATTGGATATTGATAAACGCCTCTGTCAATCCAAGAACTTCTTGCAAGATTGCCAACATACCAAATTTTTTGGTCGTAGTTGTACACTACATATTTATCATTATTCGCAGAACTTTGTGATGGATAAAACCAAAATACTTCTCCAAAAGCTGAGTTAACACCTGCATATACTTTATCGGATTGTGTCTCGTTAAAATTTTGAAAAACATGATCTCTAACTGAACAAGGAATAACTTGAACACGACCATCATATACATAAAAACGATCATACCCCATCCAAAACACTGCATCACCCACTGCCACTGCTGTATTAAATCCTCGAACAGTAATATTACTTGCGAGTTGATTAATACCAAATGTAAATGGTGGACCTATAAATTGCATACTATGAACAGAAGTATCTGTTAAAACAATCATTTCTCTTCTTGTTTTTACTGCTGTAACTATTTCAGAGCCAGAACCTATTCTTAAATCACCTGCCGTGTTAGTAGCAGTTGGTCTCCATTGAAAAGGATTTTCTTGTGTGCTAAATCTAATTAAAAGTCTATCTTGATCTGTCTCTCCGATGGGGTTAGCACCAAAAGCAATAACATGACGATCTCTTTCTGAAACTATTATTTTTCTTGCTTTTGTCGGAGCAGAATCTGATTTTTCAATTAAATTGATTGCTCTTGTGGTTAAACCATTAGTTTTATCCCAATAAAACACAAACCCATCTCTTTGATTAAATATTAAATCTTCACCAAAATTGTCTTGTGACCATAAACGAAGAGTGCCTCCTCCAACAGTTTCACTAGAGGCTAACCCCCATCCATCTGCACCCCAAGTTCCAGCACCCCATCCATTTCCAGGCACTACAGTATTAATGCCAATATTAATTTGATACTCTGCATCTGCCGAACCTGCACTAGATAAGGCTGCTGCAGCATTGTCAGATAAGGTTATAGTATAAGTTCCAGAATCTGGAACAGTTGCAATCTCATGCTCTGCATTAAGTTGTGTGTTAAGAGAACTGTTACCAGTGTTTGCATTACTAAATGTTACAAAATCTCCTACTAACGCACCATGTGATCCATCATTAACAGTTACTGTTGTACTATCAGTTGCAGTTATAAAGGTTATTGCCATTATGATTCATCCAAGAAATCAGTTACTATTATATTTGTTGGCACGACTGTTGTTTCTATGGTTAAGTCACCAACTTCACCAGTCGCTGAAGGTACAGGATTAGTAAGTTCAACTGTTGCTGTGCCAAGCTCACCAGTGCCAGATACACCAGTTACAAAAACTGGAGCTAGTGTATCATTTGATTGTGCGTTTATCACTTCTTCTCCAAGACCTGTGGTTCCTGCTACACCAGTTACAGCAAATGCAACTGTATTTCCGTTAATATCAAAAACAACTTCACCACTTACAACTTTTCTTCTAATTGGAGTTATATCAAAGTATGTTTCTGATTCTTCTATGTAAAATTTAATCTCTGTGCCTAATCCAAGGTATTTATTACCTTCAAGATTTGCCCAAGCATGAAGTGTTCTTGATGTTCCTAAAAAAGTGCTTGGTGAATATTTTTCCCAACCCCCTAATTTTTCTGGAAACCCAAAACGAAAACGGACTAAATCACAATCATTCCAACCACCTTTATTAGAATAAGATGTTGTTTCTTTGTTTATACCTGGTCTAAACTTTAAAGATGTAATAGGCATAACACATATTAACTCATTTTGTTAAAATACACAATGTGAGACTTTACCATAAAAGATTATGTTTTTTTAGTATAGGTCTAGCATTACACATATATTCAATGTTAACACTAATCCTCCACTCTGTATCTATTTGAGGAGTTGGTCGATGATCCATCCAATAAGGAAAAATGTAAATTTTGTTTTTTTGTGGCTTTATTGAATAACAAATATTACTTAACAATAATTGTAACTCACCACCATGTTGAGGTGGATCAATGTAAAAAACTGCATTAATTGTAGATGTGTTAACATGGTTATGCCAAACATTACTTGATATATTGTTGTTTTGAACATAGATACAAGTTCTAATAGGATTTGTAATATCGGAGACTGTAAACTCTTTCTCAATTATCTTTAAAAAAGAATTACTTATAATTGATGTGTAAGTTGGATCCTCATACAACGTATTACTGTAAATTTTTTTTTCGTCTGGATTATCAATTACATCTTTTTTAAATTTTTCAATCATTTTAGATTTATGTTTTTGGTTTAAATCATCAAACATAAAATCTTTTATAAGTAAGTAATTCTCTAGTTTTTTCACTATGAGTTTTCTTCAAAACAAAAGTTTAACAGAACTCTTTTTGATTGATCACTTTGTATAATTCCACAATGTGATACTTTGTTATCAAACAAAACAGCAGAGTTTGCTACAGAGGGAACATCTATGCCACCTACTTGAGTTCCACCATTACAAGTTGTAAAATTCATAATAAGTATTCTTATAGGAGCATCTTCAGTAGGCTGTCTGTCAATATTCACTAAATCGTAATGAGGTGCTGTATAACATACTTTTTCTCTTTTTGTATGCAAGACAAACTTAGCGTGACAGATTTGTTTACCATTAAAAGCCCTCAGTATACTCATTAAAAAATCTTCAAAAAAATTCCAATGAGGTGTCTTCCAATCATCTTTACACAACATATGTATAAGATTATATTCTTTATCAAAAGATGTTGCTTGTTCTCTCCAGTACCATTCAAAGTTTGGACGCTCTATGTACTGCGTAATTTTTTCAAAATCTTCTTTTGAAATAAAATTTTTAAAATGAAGATAATTTAAATGATTTATTTGCATTATCCAAACTGTTGCAATGCTTCTATATTTTTAGCATATGTAGGGTTTACATTAGTCATTTCATATTTATATGTTTCGTGCAGTCCATATCCATGATAATTAATATTAATTGTTATTCTGTTTTTTGAATTTGTAGGAGAGGAGCTTGAATGCTCAGAAAAAGCATCAAAAAGCAACATTCTGTTTTCTTTAGATTCTACTTCATAGCCATCAAACATGGTTGTTGGTGCATCACAATCTGTTAAGAAGAAAAGAGCACCTCTTTGTGGGTGATCATAGTCAACATGTTTAGCGTGATGATAAACTTCATTGCTATTTGATCTCATATACATATTGCATTTAACTCTAAGTAAACCAGTCATATTGAGAGGACGTAATAAATCTTGAAATGGAGTATACTGAACTGCTGGATTCCATTGTTCATTAAACTTTTGGTTTTGACAATAACATAAGGTTGCAAAATAAAAATCTTCGTTACTTAAATCGTTATCATTAATCTTTGAAGATATATTCCAAGGAAAGCCAAAGCCAGAGCTTAGATAAGATTTTAAATATGCGTAAGATCTTAAAGGTAAAAAATCATCGTATATAACGTAATACATAAATTACTCCTAATAAAAATTGGGTCCGTTAGACCAACAAACTAAACTAAATCTTATCCCTTTAGTAACTGGTTCAACGCCATGCTTAACATAAGACGGAAAAAATATAGCCGTTCCTTGTTCTCTTGAATCGTCTATATTAAAATTATTCTTATCATCTGGAAACACAAGATTTCCTCCTTCATAATATTCTGAAGAAGTCAGTTGTATTGACACAGATAATTTTCTAACAATCTTATTAGAAGGATCATCATATGCTCCGTCTACATGAGGATCATATTTACCTTTGTTTTTTTCGTCATACTTTGTAATTTGAAAAGGCTCGTGACCCCATAAATCAAAACCATAAAATTTAAAATTAATATCACAAATCATTTTTTGTATTGGATGCATAATATCTATGTATTTAAAAGGTTTGTCAAACCAACTAACATGACTTTCTCTAATGTTTCTTTCTAAATCAGGACTTGATTTTAAATCACCTATTTTTGCTGGGACAAAATTAGGTTTTGCTATTTCTATTATTTTGTTACACACTTCAGGCGACAAAGCTTTTTTAGCAACTATAATATTTCTTTTCATTGTGGTTTTCTTTTAAAGTATAATCCAGGTCTTTCATCAAATTTATACTTTGGATAAAACTGACCATCAACCTCTATGTAATGCAAAAACATTTGAACATGACTTTTATAAATTAACGGCTCTCTCCAATGTTCTTGTTCACAACCTTTGTAAATTACACCCTGTCCAACCTCCATAGAGAACTTAGTGTTATCGACAAATATTCCCCAATCGGTTCCACCATCTCCACCTATATTTAAAGTAACGCTAACTTCACAAGAAGGTCTATCTCTATGAGCTTTAAGAGGTTGTCCTTGATAATATTTTCTCCAAAAAGAATATGTAGGGCATAATTTTTTACCATACTCTTTCTCTACTTTTGGCAGTATATAATTTAGAACAGATTCTCCAATGGAGTCTGCATAAACATTATGATTGTTTAATTCTTTGTCTTTAGGAAGTCTTTCTGCAACGTAATTACAGTGTGTAAATATACAGTCGGCATGAGACTTATCAATTAAGTCTATTACTTTGTTCATATGCTACCTCTAACGTAAGATTAGCATATTATTATTTTAATCCCAAGGAAAAGTTGCTGAAAAACTTTCTTCTCCGTGTGTTCCAGTTCCTTTAGCAGTTGTGTTTGCTACATTAGCATCTTCAATTAACTGTTGATCTAGTCTTGCTTTAATTTGAGACAAAGTTTGGGAACCCAATCTTCCTTCTATCCAACTAACGACATTTGCCTTTGTTACAGAACTGTACTCAGTAAAGTTAGACCAGTCTGAAGGATCATTGAAATCCATATCTATAGCGGCATCAGCGGTTTGGTTAGCACTATTTGTTACTCTGAGCGTAGCTTCTGCTTTTTTTATTACATCATTATATGTTGTTCCATCACTTATACTATTTTTCGTATATAAACAACCTATGATCCATGAATATGTATTTGCCATCTATTACTCCTTAATCTGACGTTGGTGAGCTACCAGTTATTGTCCCACTATTTTGTGAAGTTATCGTAACTCCACTAACTCTTTCCCATGCATCTCCAGCAGCACCTGCCGCACCTACTGTTCCAGCCGCTGAACCAGATGTAGTTGAGTCTGTGCCTGCTTGACCTGCACTTCCAGCAGATCCAGCAGTTCCAAATCCACCACCAGCAGCTCCAGCACCTCCATCTCCACCATTTCCAGCATCTCCAGTTGATCCAGAAGAACCACTTGCTCCAGCATCTGCTGCAGGTTGATTGTTAAATCCTCTACCTAATCCTCCAGCACCTCCAGCACCTCCAGCGTGTCCAGATGTTTGAGTTTGTTGTGATTGAGGAAAAGTTCTGTACCAACGATATCGATCCTCATAACCATATTGATTTGTTATTCTAGGTCCTCTTATCGCAGTATATTGACCTTGTGTAAATTGTGTTATATTAGGTTGACCTGGAAAGAAAAACAAAAGAGCAGGCAGTCCAAAAGGAGAATCTGGTTTACCACCACCAAAAGTATGTTGACCAGGTGCTCCTCTCCACTGAGTATCATCTATGTAAGATTCAAAAGGGAGATAACCTTGTTGACCAGTGGTTTGCTGTTGTTGTTGAAGAGCACCTCCAAGACCACCACCAGAGCCACCACCTCCGCCTCCGCCTCCACCGAGGATAGAGCCTGAGTTTTGAACTGTAGCATCGACATGGAATTTCATAGCATCACCACCTGCACCACCTGCACCACCATCACCTCCGTTGGCACTACCTGCTGAACCACCTGCACCACCTGCACCCATGATTGTTCCAGCATTTTGTACAACTATTGTGCCAACTCCTCCAGCATCTACTTCAAACCCATATTCAGAAGTATTGTTTGATCCTAAAGTTATAGCAGAAGGTATAACAACAGTTTTTGGATAGTTCACATCATAATCGTCACCAAACAAGTCTGAAGCATTTTGATCAGTACCACTTGTTCCACTTAAAAAAGCAGTCGAATAAGTAAAAGTAAATCCTTTTCCTTGATCATAAAAATCACTTGCAGATAAAGCACCAGATGTTGCTATTGAAGCAGCGTCATTTACGCCTTGATTGTCTCCAGCTTTTTTAATTATGTTCGATCCACCCCTATAAAGATCACTTAAACTGATAGCACTAGAACCACCAACAAATTCCGTTCTTAATGCTGAAAAAGAAACTGATTGTCCAGAACTTGGTATTGTCACTTATTATGCTCCGTTATTTATTTGTTGTTTTAGTTGTGTTATTTCTTGTTTTAATTCTTTTACTGCTTCTATAAGCACAGCAGTCATTTTAGCGTAATCAACTGATTTTGTTCCCATTTCATCTTCAGCAGTTAATACAACCTCTGGCAATATAGGTTCTACTTGTTGTGCTATTACACCTATTTGTGTTTTAGCGTCTGTTACATCATTTCTTTTGTAGGTCACACCTTGTAATTGCATAACCTTTTCTAGACCACCAGTAATTGGTTGTATATTTTCTTTTAATCTTTCATCAGAAAAAGCAGTTACATCATTGTTGAACGTAGCGGCTCCAGCAGCAGACATATCTATTGTTAATGCAGTAATTTCACTTGTTGAATCTTGACCTTTAATAATAAAATCTTTGTCATCTACATCTGTCGCTATAACAAAATCACTAGATGAATTTATGAATTTAGCAATGGTTGTACCACCATCTTTAAATATTAGATCTGCACCATCTGCATCAAGGACAATGTCTCCAGCAGAGTCAAAGGTCATGTCACCAGAGTTAGTTTTTACTGTGCTAACATTTACAGATCCACCAGATAAATCTAAATCTACAAAAGCATCAACCACTGCTGCACCAGAACCAGCACCATCTAAATATACAACTTTTGTATCACCATTACCTATAGTTACATTTGCACCAGAGCCTTGACTTATAATAATATTATAAGGTCCAGAACTACCACTATCAGTGGTAGCGTTTTCAATAATATGAACCCTTTTCATAGTATTAGGACCGATTGTAATTGTGCAATCAGAATCTAAAGCACCTGTATATTTTAGAAACAAAGCTCTTCCAGCATCAGAAGCACCATCTGCAATCGTGGTTGTATGCGTGTTAGCATTTGTCGTTATACCCTCTGTGCCAAAACCTAATGCTTCACCTATAAGTTCAAGATTAGTATTTGTTTTTGTACCCCAATTACCTGACTGCTCTCCAGTAGCCATTTCTTCGAGTCTTAAATTATTTACAAATGTACTAGCCATATTACTTTCCTTTTCTTAAGCAGCCGTTTCTACCCAATTAGCTGTTTGATTTGGAATAATCAAACTATAGATTATTTCCTCACCAGTGGCACCAGTGCCACTAACTCCTGTTAAAGATACCACAGTTTGTGCCACTATGACAAGTGTTCCTGTTCCTCCTGTTCCAGAAATACTCGTAGGAAGAACAAATAAAGTTAAATCAATCGTTTCTTCACCTAATGCAGTTGTACCACTTACTGTGGTCGTAGCAACTCCTGCCCCTCCACTCACAACAATACCAGTGGCACTATTCGTGGTCAGCTCTGCTCCCATTAGAAGGTGGTTAGTACATTGATAATATAAGGTTGGAGCACCTATTGGCACAGTTATTTCTATATATGCTCCAGCACTTCCAGCAGTTCCATTTTTTGTTACACCCGAAGTGTATTCTGTTGTTTTGTTAACGTCCTCATAAAAAGCTATTGGATGACCACTATTGGAACTATCTGATTGATCAAACCTATATGTTTTACCCTCTATTAAAGTAAGTTCTACATCAGCAGTAGCCGTGCTGCCATCAATTGCATACTTATTAGTTGAACCTTGATTGTAGTATGGATGATTAGAAGGATTACCACTTACAACAGTCACAGTGTATATTATTGTTGTATGGTCATCTGTATCAAGAGCACTAGTGGCATTAACTCCAGTGACTGAAACATTTGCACCACCACTAACGGCTTCATCACCTAAGTTAACAGTACCAGTAATAGCATCTTCTACAACTTTAGCACCACCTGCTGCTAGTGCATCACCTATACCACCTGTGGCAGAAACACCAGTAGGCACTGGTTCTATTGATGGAACGGCTGTTACAGTTCCAACTGAACCAGTTGCAGATAATCCAGTCTCAATAACTAAAGAGCCTGCTGTTGTTCCCTCTTCTCCAAGAGCAGAAGTTCCAACGACCCCCGTTGGTGTAACTTTAGCAGTTCCAGTTTCAGTTGTATTACCAACTGCACCAGTTGATCCAGCAGCAGATGGAGACACAATTGTCTGACCTGCTGCTTCAAATAATCCAAGAGCACCTGTAGCTTGTACACCAGTTACACCAAATATACCTTGAGGTTTTGTTACTTCATCTCCAAGTTGTCCAGAACCTTGTACACCTGTTGGTATAACTTTGGCTGTTCCAGTTTCAACTGTGTTACCTAATGCTGAAGTACCTGCTAAACCAGTTTCAATAACTGTAGCTCCAGCAGCAGTGCCTTCATTGCCAAGTGCAGTAGTAC